GGCTCTGGCCGCTGACCTCCGGGAGACATCACCCAAGAAAACGGGTGAGTATGCCAAGGGCTGGACAGCTAGAAAGGAGGGCCCAGGGAGATATGTAGTCTACAATAAGAAAAAGCCTCAGCTCACTCACCTCCTGGAACATGGCCATGCCAAACGCGGAGGCGGGAGGGTGGAAGGTAGGCCGCACATCAAGCCTGCTAAAGAACGTCACATTCCGCAGCTGGAGAGGAAAATCGCGCAGATTCTTGAGAGGGGTGGTTAGCCGTGATCTACCTGGATATTATCGCAGGCATGGAAAGTATAGGACTACCCTGCAGCTATCATAAGTGGTCTCAAGCGCCGGCCCTGCCGTACACGCTGATTACGCATACGGAAAGCGACGATTTGATGGCGGATAACCACAACTACTTCGACATAGGCAACTACCGCCTAGAACTTTACACGGCCACGAAGCACCCACCAACAGAGCAGTTGGTGGAAGATTGGCTCAAAGCCCAGCGGATTCCCTACAGGAAGTCCTCACCGGGCTTTATTGATTCTGAGAACATGTTTCTTACTGCTTACGACATTCAATTGATAGGAGGATAAACGAATGGCTAATAAGGTGAAGTTCGGACTTGAACAAGTCCATATTGCGTTCAAGAATGCCGACGGGGGGTATGAAGACCCTCAGGCGATTCTGGGAGCAGTCAACCTGACTATGAACCCGGAAGGTGGCGAGACGGCATTTTATGCCGACAATCGCAAGTATTACAGCAGGTTCACCAACAACGGGTACAGCGGCACGCTTGAGATGGCGCTGGTACCGCAAGATGTCCTGGCGGAGATGCTCGGCTGGGAAATTGACGATAATGACATACTGGTTGAAGTTGCTGACGGGCAGCCGAAGGAGTTTGCGCTGCTTGGTCAGGTGCTGGGTGACGAGCGCAATCGCAGATTTGTATATTACAATTGTATCGCTAGCCGGCCTGCTGATAACGCTGCTACAACCACTGATACAACTACTCCGACCACCGAGACGTTGAATATTACGATCCTGCCGATTGATCACAACAATAAGAAGATCGTTAAAAGCGTCATTGAGCGCGATGAGACCGATGAGACCAACGCGGCTATCTTTGATGACTGGTTCGATGAAGTGAAGCTCCCGGAACAGGAGGGGTAAGGAGTGCGTACGACTAATATTGGAGGTAAAGAGATCCAACTGAGGGCCAATCCGTTGGCCCTCTTGTTCTACAAACAGGCGTTTGACCGTGATCTGATTGCTGACACTCTCGAACTGCAATCTTTACAATCACTGCGAGACGGAGATTTTTCTGGGCTGGATATCATTACTTTGTTCCAAATTGTCTACGCGATGAATAAAGCTGCCAAACCAGAAAGCACATTTCCGAGATTCGAGGAGTGGTTGGCGGATTTGGATTCCATTGGATTAGATGATCCGCAGTGGTTAATAGACGTTGTAGAAGAAGCAATAGAGGGCTTTTTTCGTACCGGAGGGCCTGCTCCGCCCGAAGAACGCTAAACAAAGCAAACCGTTCGAGGGTCGCATGGACCTGTTAATCTTGGCCAACGCCAAGAAGATGGGTATGAGTTTTGACGAGTTGGCCCTTTTCCGTGTCCGGGACTTTTTAGAGTTTACCGAGATTTATTTCCCGGATTTAGAGTCACAGGACACTGAACAGATACGTCCGGCCACACAAGATGACATTGATAGGTTTTTGATATAAGGGAGGTGCGTAACGTGTGAAAGAGGTTAGGTGCCCTCTCTGTGATTGGCTGTTGTTTGTCGCCTGTGGAGAAGGCGAAGTGGAGATCAAATGTACTAGGTGTAAGAAAATCGTGAAAGTGAAAATTGGAGAACAGAGCGAGCCGCACCGTTGAGTAGCGAGCCATGCCTGTCTTGAGTATAAAGGCAGGTGAGATCGGTTTGGCTACGATTAAGGGGATCACAGTCCAAATAGGCGCAGATACCACGGGACT